GCATTGTAATAAAACACCCTATATTGCAGAATGTCATGTTCTGCTTCATAATATTTTTGACCAACCTGTGCAAGATGCTTCTTTGTTGACACCTTGTCTTCATTTATGAATTGAAGAATTTCAGCTTCTGAAAGCATTCCTTTCACCCCTTTCTTAATATTTCTAATATATCCACTTGTTTCCAAGGATGTATTTTTCCAAAGCATACCGCATTGCATCCATTAGATGATTGAAGTCATCAATTGGAACATTCAGTTTCTTTCCAAACTTGTCTGTGTTCCAAGTGTAGTTGCTGATTTCTGTCAGGAAGTTCACACACCTTGGATGCACTATGATTTCAAGTTCCTGAATCCATTGAATGCCATTATTGATTGAATCCTTTCCTTTCTTTGCACCTGTGACATGAAGGTGGAAGGTGTTCAGTTCATCAATGGACTTTGGTTCAGCACAATCTGCTGTGATTCTTTCTTTCCTAAATCCCATTTCTTCAATCTTGGATGCAATAGCCTTGTTTGACAGTCCTTTTTCATAGAATTCATCAAACACATAAAGTCTTTTATTTTGAAGGTCAAGCATTCCACAAAAGAATGCAGAAGGGTCATTGGTATATCCAAAGTCAAGACCAAATGCAGGTTTCAGGTTGTCCTTGATGACACCTGTCTGACCTTCATCAGCTTCTTTCTTTGTGATGAACCTGAAATCTTCTTCCTTCCAATTCTCAAAGACCAAACCTTCAACAATTCCCCAACCACCAAGACCTGCAACTGCATATCTTCTTGGGTTGTTCTTTCTCATTCGCTCAAACAGATTCAGGTCATTCTTGTCCAACCATTCATTGCATAAATAGTTGGTTGTGATTGCAAGGACATCTTCATCAGGTGTGTTAAAGAACCGCTTCTTCAACCAATGTCTTTCATTCCAAGGGTTGAATGTCAATGTTACCTGTTTGAATAATGGTGCAGGACATTCACCCCTGATGGATTCATCAAGCATGTCAAAATCAGATTCCTTCATGATTTCATATGCTTCTTCAATCCACATCCAACACAGACAACCAACATCAACTGTGATTGATGTGACTTTCAATGGGTCATCAAGACCCCTGAAATATATCTTCTGACCTGTGGGAACATAGGTTGCTTCAAGTGGTGATTCCTTGAATTCCCATAGGTGGTCAACATGTAGTCTGTGAACCGCCCATTTCAATTCAGTGAAGCAGGAATCCTTCAATGTTCTGAATGTCTTTCTGACAACCAAAGTGTTTGCATCCTTGTACTTCATCATGTTGTATATGTACCACAATGCAGTGGTTTTGGATTTCTTTGATGCTCTTGAACCCTTTACAACTCTATATCTTCCCTTGAAATGCCAAAACTGTTTGTAACCTTTTCCAACAATATCAGGAAGATTGATTTTCAGCTTCTTCATCTTCAACCACCTTCCTGAATCTTGGACACTGCCTGTGAAGACATCTGTGTGTGTCAATCAGTCCCTGTGTCAAATATGCCCCATGATATTTGCAGAATGCATCAGGATAGAATGAATAATTTCCATCAATCAGAAGAACCTTTTCTTCCTGTTTTGGTGGTCTGTTCTTCAATCTTTCCTTTCTTCTTTTTCGCTGTGCAATCCTGTTTCCCTTGCCCCTTTTATTCAAGGTCTTCCTCACCACCGAACACAGGGATGACCAAATTCACATTTGCTTTGGTGTCAAAGATTCCTTGCATTTTTGCAAGGGTTTCAATTGCTTTGATTGCATCCCTTGTTGATGGTTTCTTGATCTTGGTGACTGCTTCACTAATTCCATCACCACAACCTTCAACCACAATGACTTCTTCTTCAAGTTCCTGTCTGATGATGGATGTCAGGACTTCCTGCATCTCTTTAGCATTAGCAATTTTTTGTGATGCCATTTCATCAGCTAACTGTTGAAGGAACTTTTGCAGTTCAGGTTTTTTCAAGTTTTCCTGTCCAATGGAATATGCAGTTTTCTTGGAATAGCCTGCTTTTATTGCAGATTCTGTTGCATTTCCTGAACTTGCATATTCAAGACAGAATTTCTTCTGTTTTGGTGTCATCCTGAAACCCCCTTTCATCAGATTTTACGGACAACAAAAAAGGACACCTGCAAAGATGTCCTTCTTCATTATAGTTTTGCAATTTTAGTATAGCACAAAGTGCTATACACAGTGAAGTCCTTGACTGTCCACTATTGTCTGTATTTCATCCAAACCCCTGTTTTTTAACTCATGCACCCAAGAATAAGCAAAGTGCAGACTGTCAGAAATTTGCATCCAACTGAATTCCTGAATGTAATACATATATAGCACTTCATAAACATCGGCATTGGTCACTTTTTCAATGACATCAATGACTTCCTGTTTCTTTTCATCAAGTTTCAGGATAGTTTCTTTCAATTCCTGTTCCTTGGTCACTGCATCCACAACATACCTTGAAAACCCTTCAAGATTTCTTGATGTTTGAACCCTGTCTGCACTCATGGACATTGAACCTGTGCTTTCACTTTTCAATTTCAGGTCATCAATATCTTGTTGCAATCTTCTGATTTTGCGGTTCAAAAACCTGACTTGCATTAGATAATCTTTTGCCTTTACTATGTTATTCACCTTCCTTCTTCAATATCAGGTTCTTGGTCTTGGTTCTTGCTTGAACCGCTGACCTTGAACCGCTACAAACCCCCATTTTATAAGGGAAAACAATGAAAAGGTTCTTGGTGGTTCTTGGTGTTCCTACTACTTCTATATTCTTTTTATTTTTCTTTTTTCTACTATGTAACACCTTTTTTTATTTTTATATAGAAAATAAGGTTTTACCAAGTACACCAAGAACCGCAAGCACAAAACCCTTGATTTATAAGGGTTTCAAGCGGTTCAAGGTGCTTTATTTCACCAAGAACCCACCTTGAACCAAGCAAGAACTTTTTCACATTTTCTGTGCAACAATTTCCTGATTGACCTTTGCTTTCTGTGCTGTTTTTGAATACCGCTTGAAATCCTGTTCCAAACCATTCACCACAACTTTCTGATGTTTCAGGTCTGACTTCAACTGTTTCATTTCAACTTTTCTGACAGGAAGACCATTTGAATATTTTCCTGATTCAGTCCAACTTTTAAGGTCAGACATCTTCTGATATTCCACTTGAAACCGCTTCTTGACTTCTTCCTTGTGCTGTTCTGCATCCGCTTCCAAGTCTTTCAGGAACTGCATCATCTGATTCAGAATATCTTCTTTATGTTTCCAATCAAGGTCAATGGTTTTCAACAGAACTTTCAGTTTGTTCTGTGAAGCAGGGAAGAATGCTTCACAATTTATGTCCATGTGACCTGTGTCCCATTCAATATGTAATACCATCAGACATCACCTTCCTTTCTATGCTGTGACCTCTCTGTGTCAAATCCGTCAGGGTATCTTGACCGCAACTTGTCCACATTCATCTGCAAGATTTCTTCCAAAGAAAAACCTATTGCATAAGCAGACACTGCCAAATACCAAGCAACATCACCAAGTTCTTTTGCAAGATGGTTCACATTCAAATCATGTCCTTGGAACAGGTTCTTCTTCACAAGGTCTGCACATTCTCCTGATTCACCACAAAGACCAAGAACACCATTCACAATCATTGGTGAATCATGGTTCATCCCTTCTGCGGTTCTCAATGCTTCCATCTGATATTCATTTATTTTCATGTTCTTCACCTTCTTCAAATATCCAAGGATAATTTTTACTAAGAATGATTTTGATTCTGCGTTTATCTTCCTGTGACAGTTCGTGATGAATAATTTCATCAATTATTGGTGAATCACCATTCAAACAACCTTTTGTTCCTTGAATTAAAGCATCTTCATAATATGAAATAGCTTTTGTTGCGTATGTCCAAGCAGTTCTTGCTTTTTGACTTTTACCAAGAATTAAACAATGTGAAGATAATTCTTCATACATTTTGTTAGAAAATTTAAATATTGCAACTGCATTCTTGAATGCTTCTGTCCATTCTTTTATATATTTTTCTTTATGCTTCATAGAAATGTTCATGTTCAATCATCCTTTCTTTTTACCTGCCATAAAAATTCTGCACTTCCTGCCTTTGATTTTCTTATCCTCAATATGAATATCCATATATTCCTGAATCTTCTTTGAAAATGTTTGAATTCCTGAGGATTGAAGTCCGTTTTCATGACAGAATGTGTCATATCTTGCAAACACTTCTTTGGTTTCATGATTCAGGACTTCAAAATCTTCCACTTCTTCCAAAAACAGAAGAAT